GATTCTCTAAATCCACCAGCACCTCCACCACCAACACGTGAGGCTCCTGCACCTCCACCACCAGCTACTACCATGTAGTCCATAGCATAAGCTACAAATTTTGGCCATGTTCCACATTTTTGTGCTTGAAATTGACTTTGCATTGACCACACACCACTTGCTTTACATAATTCTTTTATAACAACTATACCTGATCCACCAGCTCCACCTGGAAAATTTGATGCGGGAGAAGTTCTTCTTCCTGAACCTCCTCCTCCACCACCAGTGTTTGTTGTTCCTGCTGTTCCTGCAGCTCCTTTACCACCTGCTCCTCCACCACCAGATCCTCCTGAACCTGCTGATCCTGGTTGATCACCTTTTATTCCACCACCTCCACCACCTGCATAAGCTGTGCAATTTATTGAAGATGAAGCTCCTGCTCCACCTGCTCCAGCATTTCCTCCAGGAGTGCTAGGGTTTCTTGTAGATGCAGCTCCAGCAGCAGCTTTACCACCACCACCTCCTCCTGATACAGTATTACCAGCGCCACCATCATTTCCTTGACACGCAGTTCCAGATCCTGCAGAACCAATACAAGTATTACCACCAGATCCTCCACCAGATCCTCCATCTTTTCCAGGGTTTTTAACAGAACAATCATGACCTGCACCACCACCGCCACCTCCAGTTGCTGTAGTTGATCCAAATATAGAATCAGATCCCGAGTTTGCTTGAGCTGGACCTGGTCCTGATCCTTCTGGCCCAAATCCTGAAGCTCCACCAGCACCAACTGTTATTGGATAACTTGTAGATCCACAAACAACAATTTGTTGACAAAGAAAACCACCAGCTCCTCCACCACCAGAACCACCACATCCAGCTCCACCTCCACCACCACCTGCAACTATAGACGCTTGAACCATTCCAGTTCCCGCTTGTGTAGTTAAACAGCCTGATGATGTTTTAGTTGTTGTAGTGCATTTACCAAACGAAGCTTTATTCGTTTTTCCGAGTATACCACCATTTGATGAGCCAGATCTATTTCTTGGCATTTAAGTGTCCTCCTATGCGGACACCCAAGCTGTGCCGTTCCAATCGTAAACTGTTTTGGTTTCCGCTGTGTCGTCTGATTTAGTAGCTTCCCAACCTTTAGTGTTGTCAGCGTTATATTTTGTTTCGTTCCATGAAATAAAATATGTTACTTCTCCTTCTTTTGTAATTGATGGATATGTAATTGGTGCTTGCCAATCATCATTATCATCTAATGACCATGATGCGTAAGGTTGTTGTCCTAAAAATTTATCTTTTACAGGATCATAAATATCTCCGATACCTGCATATTTTTTTCTAAAATTATGATTGTAAGAAGTTTGTTTCCAAGTTCCACCTTTAAAAAAATTAACACACCATGTCTCTCCATCAACGTGCATGTCTGAAGGAACTACATCATTTCCTACAACGACTACTCTTTCAACAACTAGATGAGTATCAGAGGTAAATCCTGTTGGATCTGTTTTTGTTTTTAATTCTGCGAAATGTGCCATTTTTTACTCCTTAAAGTTTATATTTATATTTTATGTTCCACCTATTGTCAACGTTCCAGATGCTGTAAATTTACCTATCTTATCTCCTCCTGGATGTGTTGATCCTGTAAATGCTGCACAAGGGCTTCCAGATAAAGTAAAACTAGAAGGCACTCTTACAACAACAATACCTGAACCACCTGCTCCTGAACTTGTGTCACCTGGATCTCTTGATGCACCTCCACCACCACCTGTGTTTACCGTACCAGCTTGAACACCACCACCACTTTCATTTCCACCATTTCCACCACCACCTGCGCCTCCACTTCCACCAGCAGTTCCACCACAAGCACTACCTCCTCCACCACCTGCATAAGATGTATCAGGTCCTAAAATAGTATTAGGTGCTCCTGCGCCTCCGTTTTTACCAGTTGAAGCAGCAGTTGCTCCACCTCCTCCTCCACCTAATTGAGGTGAACCTGGTCCACCTGGATTTCCTTGAGGTGGACTTACAGGAGGAGTGTTTCCTGCTCCAGAATCAGAAGCACACTTACCAGCTCCACCACCAGAACCACCGCCACGTCCAGGACTACTGAATTTTCCACCACCTCCACCACCAGCTGATGTTATTGATTGAAATACTGAATTTGAACCATCATTACCAGTGCACCCACCTGATTCTGCAGCACCACCTGCTCCAACAGTTACTGTATAATCTCCTAAACTTAATTCTAATGCCGATCCTTGTAATGGACTTGGTCCAAAACCTGATGCTCTATAACCTCCAGCACCTCCACCACCAGCTGCATTACAACCACCAGATGCACCACCAGCGACTACTAAATAATTTACTGTAGCTTTTCTAAATACCCAATTATTATCTTTTACAAATTCATAAACTGTATTCATATCCCAAATACCAGGTGCAGATTTTGGATTATCTATTTCTGGTTCTTTAATTAAAACTATTCCTGATCCACCACTTCCACCAGTTCCACTTGGACCAGCACCACCACCGCCACCACCAGTATTTCCTGATCCTGAACTTCCTGATCCTGGACCACTTCCAGCACCTCCACCACCAGGGCCACCAGCACCTGCTGGAGTTTCATTTCCTCCGCCACCACCACCGCCGGCGAAAACTCCTGAATTAGGTGCACCTGGAAAAGTAGGACTTACGTCTGATCCATTTCCACCAGCACCTGATGCTGTAGGACTTGGAGGATTACCTCCAGCACTACCAGCACCTCCGCCACCACCACCAACGTTTCCTCCTGGATTTGGTCCTGGAGGAGTACCATCAGTTTGTGATCTTCCACCTGGATTTCCTTGAGGTGGACTAACTGGAGGTGTATTACCAGCTGCTAAAGTAAGATTATTATTTGAAGAACCACCACCTGAACCACCTGCAATACCTTCGCTATTACCATCACTACCTCCACCTCCACCACCTGCAGAAGTATATGTAACACATTTTGCTACGATTGAACTATCAGAACCTGAAGTTCCTTTTGCTGGAAGTGCGCTTGAACCACCACCTCCACCACCAACTGTAATTGGAATTGTAGATCCACCTGTTGTTGCTATTGGAATATTTCTTAAACCACCTCCACCACCTCCACCTGATGCTTTCTTACCACCACCGCCACCACCAGCTACGATAACTGCTGTAATGTTAGTAGTTAAAGGTTGAAGTGTTAAAGTTCCTGAAGATGTTTTTGTTGTTATAACTTCACACTGTTGTTGAGCAGCGTTAACTCCGTTTGGGGGTCCAATTACTCCGCCATTGCCAGCCATAATCTAAACCTCCTACGCGTCGTCTATCGATTCATACGATACGAAAAGTTCTAAGTCCGATGCTGCACCTGCACCACCTTTTAAAACATCGCCTTCCATTAAATAGATTGGAGTATCAAGTATAACTAATGTTGCGTCAGCTGGTACTGATACTGTTTTTGCTAAGTGAAAAGTTCCAGATGTATCAAAGTTTGCAACACCATCTGGAGTAAAGTTTGATTTTGTAACGGATAAAGTTAAGTCTGCTGCATTTGTTCCGTCTACGTTTGCACATGTAATTCTGTTTACTTTTACAACTTTGTCAGATGACACTGTCATTAAAGTTGTAGTTGTAGTAGCAGTTAAAGCAAATCCTACCGATTCACCTTTAATACTGGATACTGATACTATATTTGGGTTTGCCATAATTTACTCCTTTTAACCGAAAACGATTGCCATTGCAATAGCTTTTCCTGTAGTTATTCCTGCTGATCCAAAACTTAAAGTTCCAGAACCATTGGTGATTAGGGCCTGATTTGCTGACCCATCAGCGTTCGGAAATGTAAGTCCATCAAGAACAATATTTCCTGATCCGTTTGGTGTTATTGTTATATTACCGTTTGAACCATCTACGATTGTAATTACACCTGAATTTGTTCCTGAATTAGTATCTAAAATAAGATTGTGAGCTCCATTAGAAGTTACTGTTGCGTCTGCTGATCCTGTCCCAACCTTTGTTTCACCAGTTCCTTTTGGAATTAAAGCAATATCAATATTAGAATCATCTCCAGTTGCTGATAAACTAGGTGCATTACCTGTTGCAGCATTTGTAATATCAAATTGATTTACAGCAGATGATGTTGTTTGAAATATAATTTGTTGATTTCCATTTTCATCATTAATTCCGTGTGCATCATCAAAAGCTATGTTAAAACTATTAGTGTCTAGATCACCACCTAATTGTGGTGAAGTATCATCAACAACATCTGATATACCAGTTCCGATTGCAAGTGTTTTAATATCTGGATTTGTACCATCGTTAGCTGCAGCAAAAACCATTTTATCACCTTTATCTGTTGCAGAAAAAGTAAATGTAGATCCTGAACCAGATACATATTTAAATTGAACTGTGTATGATCCTGAAGTTGAATTTCTTAAAATATAAAAAGTTTGAACATCTAAAGGTATTGTTACAATTTGATTTCCAGAAATAGTTCCTGTAAATTCTATCATTCTATGAGATAAAACTGCACCAGTTGATCCATCAGAAACTGAAAGGGCTGTTGTTTGTGCACCACCAGCAATAGATTGCTGAGTAAATCCACCAGAAATTTGTTCTATAATTTGTAAATTAGTATTAGTTTTTGTTCCCCATGTACCGGCGTTTTCACCAGTTGCCTGAAGTTCAACACCTAAAGGTGTGTATGTTGATGCCATATTTTTCTCCTATGCAGCGTCACTATAACTTGTATTGGATCCAGTTGCAACATTAGAAAGTGAACTATTCGATCCTGTTGACTCGTCACTATATGATGTATTTGATCCACTGTCAACATTACTGAAAGAATCATTTGATCCTGTATTAATGTTTGCATATGCTTGTATTCCTAAAATACCTAGTTCTCCTGTGCTAGCATCTGTAATTAGACCTTGAACTACATCTGCAATATCGAGTGAACCAGTTGCACCAGTAGCAGATTGACCACTTAAACCAATAGTCATTTCTGTAGGAGATATAGATCCTACAGCGGACGTAGATTGAACACCTGTTATGTCTATTATTTGTGCATCATCAATTGTTAACTCACCTACACTAGCTGTTGATGAAATACCTGTAATAGCTGCTGGACCAAACTCTAAACCTAATGTGCCTACATTAAATGAAGCTGATACTCCTGATATAGATGCTGGACCAAATTCTAATCCTAATGTTCCTACATTTCCTGTAGCTTCTTGACCTGTAATGCTTGGTGTTGAGTCAATGGTAAATGTTGTGCTTCCAATATTTGTTGTTGCTTCTTGACCAGATAAACCAACTACGTCCGCTGGTGATATTGATCCTACACCTGAAGTTGCAGCTAAACCTACCGCAGGTATAACTTGATTAGGAGATTCACCCCAAGAATTATCTCCCCATGCATCTCTACCCCAACCAACTAAAGTTCCTGCATAAGATAAAGTTGGTGTAGCAAAAGTTGATTCTAATCCTGTAACAGATACTATTTCTTCTAATGCAACAGTTAGACTACCAACACTAGTTCTTGCAAATTTTAAAAGTTGATCTCCTGATGGTGGGTCTGCAACCATATCTAAAGGAACACCAATGCCTTGAACAGCCGTTCCTAAAGAACTTGTTGCAGAAATTCCTGTTGGCTCAACAGAGTATTCTACACCCCAACCTGAGTTGCCCCATTGTTGTCTGCCCCAACCTTCTAAATTAAATGATTGTGGTGTTCCTAATGCAGAAGCTGCTTCGGGTGCAGTAAGTGATACAGTTATTACATTATCCTGCCACTCGTTTGATCCCCAAGTGTTAGTGCCCCAGGTGGATGCCATAAGGAGTTCCTCCTTACGCTATACGAATTATTGCGTTGCTTGCGTCTGCTGTTGGAAATTGAATTGTAAATGTTCCGCTAGAAACTGTTTTGTCACCACCAAAAGCGATAGCTTTGTTAGACTGAGAAGAGTTATAAATTAATGCACCATTAGCTGTGAAAGATGCTGAAGTAAAACTTACATCTGCAAAATCACAAAATGCAGTTGTTCCAGATGTTGTTGGTGTAACACTTGTTAAAGTCGCACCACCTGAACTGTAGGCAGATCCTGATGTGTTTGAAATTTCATTTGATGATGAAAAAGCAGTTGTTCCTGCACCTAAAGATGCGTCACTTGTATATAAAGCTATTTTAAAAGTATTACCACTAGACGCAGTAAAATTATGTGTACCAACCAAGATTTCTTGTTTGAAACTTGTGCAAATTGCCGATGATATTGCCATAATCTAATCTCCTATGGGTTTGCTGAGGTTACTGGTATACGAACAGCGCCATCTGTGTAGTCATCTCTTCGTCTTCTACCAACTTGCTCGTTAGCAAACTTCTGTACTTCCTGTTTATATTTATTTTCATACAAAGTCAACATGTCTATCGGACCTTTTAAAAAGCTATAAGCCTCTGATAGACAACAATATAAAAGACCATTTGGAAAGTTAAGACTTATATAATTAGTTCCATCACCCTCTAATAATGCAGGAGCTGCATTATAATGAACTCTAAATGAATAGGTTTGATCAGGAACTGGAGCAAACATCATTCTTCCAGATGTAGTATCAGACTCTCCTGTAGCACCACCAAACATAGCGTAATATTTTGGTTGTCCTCTTTTAGCTGATTCAGTTGATGAAATATATTCTTGTAAATATGTAATATCTTTTTTTTCTAAAAATACATTAGCTCCTGTGGTAGCAGAAGTAGAATCATAAACTTGTATAGCTCTAATAAAAACTGCTCCTGCTGGAGCGTTAATTGTTTCCTGACCAACAACTAAATTACCTGTTTGTTGTTTTTTATCAGCATCAATAGGAACATCTCTAAATATTCTATATTGTGCATTTAATATTATATTTTCTAAAACAGAGTCTGACAAAACAGTAGAATCCGTTTCTGTATAACTTTTAATTTGTGTTTTTAATCCTGATGCGCTTAATCCTGCCATTAAATAACTCCTGCTTGTCTTAAATCTCTACAAATTGGACAACTTTTTTTATATCTATTGTGTGTGCCACATTTTTTTGGTTCCTCTACATGCATTGGAACATCTGGTTCTGGCATATCTTCATACAAAACAAGATGTTCATCTTTGTTTTGATTAGGAGTAAACCACTCTTTAATTTTATTTATAATATATTTAATCATGCTTCTAATGTAACTGGTCCTACTGAACAACCAATGCCTCCTCCTTTTACTTCTCCTTTTGTAGCAGTATCTGTGTCAACTGTAAAATGAAAAAAGTTTGCTACGGCATAATCTGTACTAACTCTTGCACCATCTCTAAATATTCCAGTTGTAATTGCATAACCAGCTGCTTTTGCAATATTAGATCCAGATATTCCATCAAAACTTCCTGGGTCTGCATATTGAAAACTACTACTAGCTGAAGTAGTTGGTTGTCCTCTAAATCTATAAGTTGTTCCATTTGTTAAACCATGACCAGGCGCAGTCACATTAATAACTCTTGAGCCTGCTTCATAAGTTTCAAAACCGTTTTCAGGTATTGAGTAAGCAACAGCATTTTCTGTTCTTGCAGTTCTAACATGTCTTAGTGCAATACCATCAGCGTTTGTTGGTTTTGGTTCTAACTGTGGCTGCTTTGGTTCAAACTCAGATACATGCACAAAAGATCCATTCCATTCTCTAACCATTTCTCTATATGGAAATTCTAAACCAGATCTATCTGATATTGCTTTTGCATATTTACCTGTTGCGTACTTTGACATTATGCTCCTGGATAATAAGTTTTAGGTGTTATGTGTGTGCTAGAAGAAGATCCATCTTCTGCTAACGCTCTTTGTAATTCATCTTCATAAGCAAGTTTCATAACTTGAACCGTTTGAGGTTGGTATTTTTGTGCTAAATAATATGCAAGTCCTGATACCATGCAAGGCACAAATCTAAATGGTACGTCAGTTGCATTTGTATAATCACCAATATCTTGAATTCTTTTAATATAGTAAATATGCATGTCTTTAGATGCATTAGTTGAATCTGGTGTCGGATACACTTGAATACTAACGTGATCTATAAATCTTTGCACAAAGTATTGATTAGGTGTTCCTTTAGAAAGTTTGTTTGAAAAACCACCATAAGTTGATCTATCAACCTTTGTCATAGGTGAATCTGATTGTGTAGTCTGTGTTCTATTAGATCTTAATTGTGCTTCAAGGACATCAGACATTCCATAAATGCCATTTGTTGGTGTAGTGGTTGCAGATGTTCCATCACCACTTGCTCTAAAAAATTTATATTCAGCTTGACCTTCAATCATATCAATATTGGTTTCTGCTATTTCCCAATAATGAATACCTCTATTACCCCATTCTTGAAATAAAATATTAAGAGATCTTCTAGCTGATTTCATTTGATAACCAGCTACAGAATTTAATCCTATACGTTCAAAAGACTCTTCTATAATTTCATCAATAGAAAAAGTTTTATCAAACGTTGCTGTTCCAGAGGTAGTGTTGGCCATTTAACCTCCTATCCATCAAAGAATGTCGTAACACTCACTGCCGTCCCTGCTGGGATATCTATATAAGCTCCTGCATTAAATAATACTCCATCATCTGGAATATATGGATCAATATAATCTTTTGTAGTTGTTGCAACTTGAAAAGAAAATAAAGAAGTTCCTGACACAGGTGATGTATTAAAATAAGATATATTTCCTACA